TACTGAAAACTAAAAGCAATTGGCGCCTGCCTACGTCGATCTTTTAAATAATCCAAAGACCAAAGCGCGGGCCAATATGACAATTCTTCACCCTGCTCGTCAATCGTGATAGCCGATTGAACAATTTGTACCCAATCATTTGATGGAATGAATGTTGTGTTATGGATATCATCATGTCTAAATCTGGTGCCAAGACAGATTGCTCTTCCACCTTCAAACATGGTAGGAACAATAACGGAATTCCAGTTATCTTCCATAGCCGCACGGATATCCCTGTTTTTGATATCGTCAGCCGATTTAATAGCGTCGTCAATAATGCACAAATGCGAACGCTTTGATGTCACTGCACCTTTTAAACCGGCGCAACAAACAGTAAATTCTTCTTCACCAGTAGATTTAATGCCTGCAAATTTCCAATCAATACTCCAGTATTCATTGGAGTTGATTCCCTTGGCAATTTTTACGGTTGGAAATACTTCACCATAAATTTTACTTTCCTCAATAATGCGTTTAATTGCAGCGCTCTTCGGTCGAGCAACATCAACGGTATAGGAAATATATAGAATTTTGAGCGGCTTTTTATGCAGAGCGTGAATACCGATTGCCCAAGCCGTAAATAAACCTAAAACCGTAGATTTAGCACTACCCCTGGGTGCCAGAATGTCTACATTTGGTCCCGCAATACCAACCAAGCATTCACTGTCTTCTTCGGTACACAAATATTTGTGCCATTCTTTATGATGATCTGCAGGTGGTTTATCACCAACGACCTCACAAAAGTAACCAAAATCTGTTCGAGCTCTTTCAATATCTACCGTACTAGTTTGTTTGACAACACGTTTTTGTGCTGCTGCACGAGCCGTCCGTCGATATACAGAATAGATGCTGGTTGCTACCATGCCCGTAGCTTAGCGCAATTATTCTTACGACTCCTCCGCCAGGATCTTGGTCCAGACACCCATCGATGCTTCCTGGAGAGGCCCCTCGATGGGATCATCACGAAAAATAGAAACCATTTCTCGCAAAGCTCGGTCAGCCCCAGCAAGAATTAAACCTTGCTTATCTAACAAGACTTTTTCGTCATTTAGTTGTTTAATAGAGCCCCGAAGCTCTTTCTGGAGCATAGCGATTCGGGAAGTCCCCATGTCTTGTTTGACAATTCCCATGTCAATGGCATCGCGCAATTTAGCGATATCCTGTTGCATGAAATCGATCTCATTTTCTAACAGCGCATTAAAATTTCGTTTTTTAAATTCTTTCTTGGACCATTCATCGCATTCCACAATGCTACCTGTAAACCCGAGAAATCGGGCGTACAGGTACATTTGTATGGGAGAGCTGGCGCGTCTGCAGAAGGCAAGAAAGGATTCGCGGTCTTTATCGGTTAAAACCTGAATCCATTCCGTCATGTTCGATACTGCTGTCGAGCTTGTTCGTAATCCCGGTTCTCTTTATAGCGCCTAAACATCTCTTGTTGCAAGTCTGTGAGACGAGTTTCCTCGCCGGACTTACCAAGTGTTGCTCGCTGTTCTTGACCAGTCAGGCTAATCTGACGTTCTTGACCAGCAAGGAGCTGGGCTTGGGTTTGACGTGCCTGCTCACCAGTCAACCCAATCTGACGCTCTTGGCCAGAAAGGAGCTGGGCTTGAGTTTGACGTGCCTGTTCACCGGTTGCTGCGATACCAAGACGCTCTTGTTCCCCAGTAGCAGTGATGCCCAGTCGTTGTTGTTCACCTGCCGTTATGGTTCCGAGACGTTGTTGTGCTCCTGTTTCTTGGATCAATCCAGTTTCACCAGCAAAACGTTGGGCTTGGGTTAAACGCTCCTGTTCCCCAGTCGCAGTAATACCCAGTCGTTGCTGCTCACCTGCCGTTACGGTTCCGAGACGTTGTTGCGCTCCTGTTTCCTGGATCAATCCAGTTTCACCAGCATAACGTTGGGCTTGGGTTAAACGTTCTTGCTCACCAGCTGCTGCGTAGCCAAGGCGCTGTTGATAACCTGTTGTTTCAACAGTTTTGCGTTCTTGTTCACCCCTGCTAGCAACAGTTGCACGCTCCTGCTCACCAGTTGCGGCAATACCTAGACGCTGTTGGTAACCAGTTGTCTCAGCAGTTGCACGCTCCTGCTCACCAGTTGCTGCAATACCGAGACGCTGTTGGTAACCAGCTGTTTCAGCAGTTCTACGCTCTTGTTCACCAGCAGCCTCGTATCCGAGACGCTGTTGATAACCTGTTGTCTCAACAGTTCTACGCTCTTGTTCACCTCTGGCAGCGGCAGTTGCTCGCTCCTGCTCACCCATTGTTGAATAGGTAAGTCGTTGTTCAGCACCTTGCGATTGGTACCTGCGTACATCTTGCCCCGCAAAGAACTCTGAGTTAGTGCGGTCAAGTTGAGCACCAAGCTCCATGTTGAGCCGTTGCTGAGCAGCGCTGGTCTCATTCAGTGCAATTTGGGATTGCAACGACTGAGTAGGGACCGGAGTCGGCGGCGCTGGGGGCGGCGGCGGCGGAGAATAAACAATAGTAGGAGGTGGTGGTGATCCGCCCATGGGTCAACAATCTTTCTTAATTAAGTTTAACTCAACCGACTTGAATGTACTGCCCTGCAAACCGACCAGCATAATCCTTGGCAGCGGCCTGTTGAGTGGCGACTGCACGAGCACGATCAGCTTCTCCAGCGGCAGCTGAAGTTGCCTGTGCTTGCTTAGATGCCATGATATTTTGAACGCTTGAAGGCATTTGTTCTTTAGTCCTCAGGGAAGCCATACTCGCCGCTAGATTACGCTCGGTAGCTTCACGACCAGCTTGGCTTAACAACGGATACAGATCATAAGCCTGCTTCAATTGCTGTTGGGCAGCAATGTCGCTCATCTGCCGAAATTTTTGCAATTCAAATGGATACCTCGCTTCTTCAAATGTTTGAATTGCCTGCGCAGTATTTAGAATGTTGCCAATTGGGTTCTTGTTATCATACGTTGGCGAGGAAACAGGGGTTTGCGTTGACGAGGATACAGGAGCTTGTGCTAAATAGCTACTGAAATCAGGTGCACTTGCTTTAAAAGCTGCTTTGTATAAATCAACATTTCGTTTACCGGTAGACGTATCCGTTCCGGTAAAAGCACCAGTAAAATCCGGAAAGCTACCAAATGCCATATCACTGATATTGGTATTGAGAGGTCAGAGCAGCACCGGCCTGTGACGCAGCATTAGCTCCCATTTGCTGAGCAGCTTGCTGACTACGCTCCAGCATGTTTGCAGCTGTAAGGATATTCTGGCGAACACCAGCAGCAGCAAGTTGACGCTGAAGTTCATTCTTGGACCGTGCTTCTGAAGCATTGAAAATTTCAGGTAACAGTGTCCGCATTGCATCACGTTGTAATTCAATATTTTTTTGATACATCATGCGTTGACCAGCTGCAATACCTCTAGGATCAAGTTGATCGAGAGGAGTACCATAAGGATCAGTCGGACCAAACTGACTTGAACCCTTGGGAAGAGCATCTGTGCTGTATTCAGCAGCTCCTGGTTGTTTCATGCCTAATATGCCAGCACCGGCTTTTAAAGCTCCTGACCCAGCTTGACCAGCAAGATTAGCGGCTGCTGCACCTAATGGAGCGAGGAGTGCGCCACTTGCTAACTGAGTTCCAATATTTGCGGCACCACCAGCAACAGCCGGAGCAGCCATCATTGCTTTTTCAATTCCAGTGAGACCAAGTCCCATGGCTTGTTTTTTGGCGAGCATTTGCAAAGGCAATGCACCGGCCATGCGTGATGCTGCAAATCCACCAGCACCAGCACCAAGACCACCGGTAACACCTCCCATCAGACCCCCACTAGCGGCACCGCGAAGCGTGGAACCTAAATCACCACCACTTGATTGATATCCCTGAATACCACCAAGTCCTGCCCCCAGTGCAGCGCTACCTAAAATCCAGGGTAACATAATTTTAAATCCTTTTAAGTGTTATTTTAAATGAAGTAATTTTATCCGAAAATTTCGTCTGCAATTCCGCCAACAAGCGATCCGCCAAGAGAACCCAATGGTCCAAAAATACCAAGACCAGTTCCCAAAGCTCCAGCCATTCCTCCAAGTTGTCCGAATCTACCGCCTCCTCTTTGTGGGGGATTAAGCACAACAGGCGATATCTTTCCAGATTCGTAAACTCCAAATCCTGGTAAAATTTCACCACTATGCGCGGATATCCCTCCGCCGCTTGAGCCACTACTACCCCGGTTACCATAATCCCGGTCTTCCCGATCTTTCTTTGCCTTGTTGAGTAATTTATCTTTTGTAAGATTTAAATAACTTTCAGCTGGATTATTGTATCGGCCAAAAGATTTATCCCATAACCCACTTTTATCGACTCCAAAACCACCTTTCCAATCAATGGATCCATCTGATCCACTCCAATTGGAATTTCCACCCCAAGATGGTGTTTTTTCGCCTAAAGGATTTTTATACCCTGGTAAATTATCGTAAAATCCCATATCTACTTAACCGTAAATTCTTTGGGCTAACCCAATAATATCACTTATATTGCCATTGTCAGGAAGAGATCCCATTCCTCCGGAAGCGTTCTGACGTGCTTGAATTAAATTTAGCTGGTGTTGATATCGTTGTTGATTTAATAAAGCTTCGCCCATCTGATCATTTGTCAATGGGGATGTCCCTGGCATGTAAGGCTGCGTTGTAAATGCTGATGGACGCCGAGACTGCATTGAAGCTTGTACGGGTAAAGAATAATCACTTTGTTGCCCTGTACTAAGTAATGCACCAGTACCTACTACTGTCGCAGCTGCAGCAACGGGAGCAGTAGCACCTAATAATTTTGCTGTACTCTCGGGTGGCAACGAAGCCAACACTGAAGCTAGCTGTCCCCTGATACCAGGAGCATCAACTTGTTCTCGAGATTGCAATAGATGACTTAAGGCAGCTTCTTGGACTGCACCAGAGGCAATACCACTAGCTACTTTCAGGAAATCCCCTAATGCCTTACCAGCAAATCTACCTGCAACAGAAGTTGTCATCCTACTTGCACTCCTTGATTTGGGAATTTACCAACTGTTTCTGGACTTCTTTCATTGGAACCAGCTGGTGCGTTCTGAGAAACTAAGTAACTTAGATTTTTAGGATCAACAGCATCCTCTTCTGAAATTATCCCACGCACAACACCTTCCGAGTATTTACTGAGGAAATCATCAGCAAATTTATTATCCTCTGGATTTTTAAAATTTGACCAAATGTTTTTGGACGCTTGATTGATTTTATCTTGTGAACGCTGTGCTGTCTCCGATGAAAAAGTTCCTTCGTTAACAAAATTATCAAATTTCGGATTATCTCTTAAGCTGGCAACAAATCCATTTCTGAAAGAAGCAGGGTCGCTGGCGAATTCTTTGTTTGGTCCAAGGGTACCGCGATACGGACTATCTCCAGCCCGCCAAGCCTCATCAAATGGATTGGATCTGGTGGTGAATAACCCCATTGAAATCTCTCTTATTTATTCTTTTTCTTACGGAGCTTGGTAAGTGTTTTCGCCAGGTTTGCTTGCTTTACGGTGCGCTTGTCGTATTCTTCCGGATTGGAAGTAACTTTTGCGGCGTACTCAGCTGTACCCATTCCAGCTTCCTTGGCTTTCTTGGAAAAAGCACCTCGGTGTTCACTGGTTGCTTCTTGAATCCACTTACCGTCTTGAGCCATGATTAAATAATAACTACTATTTTATCAGCCAGCAATGCCATTAATCTTGGCGGAGATTTCCATGGCTTTTGCTAATTCAGGAGAAGGGCTGGACATAGCTTCTAATTGACGTACCTTGTCTGCAGCTTTTTGAGGAAGCCAAGCCTGAGCCATAAAAAAGGCAAGTTGTTTGATTTCTCCAGAATTTAAAGAACCATCGGCAACAGACTCAATAGTCAATTCAAAAGCTTTGTCGACTTGAGAACCTTTCCAGTGGTGTAAATTTTGATCCAAAATAGGATCGATAATATCGTATGCCCTTTTTACAATTCCACCGTATTTTAAAAATGCTTGAGCTTGTCTGCTATTGCGAAGAAGCATTGCAAGGGAAGCTGCTGCAGCACCAATGACGGCAGCAATAATGGGCTCTAAAAACGTCATGACTGTCTCTCAATAAGAAAAGTCTACAACGGTTAATTACACAATCCCTGATCTACGGCGAGCTGCCCTTTCTTCCAAGTCTTGCATAATTTGCTTTGTTTCAAAGTGGCGCTCAGCTTGCTCCAGGGCTCGGCTACGTCCGCTTCCAGATTTACCCATACCAGCCGATACAATGTCGGCATCGCTCATTAAACCTGTATAAATAGGTTGGCGTTCCTGACGAATGGTGCCACCACGGTTAACAGATTGCTGAAGACCCATTTGATGAGCCAGAGCTTTATCTGCAACAATTCCACCGATATTACCCATTCCAGCAGGGAAACCTTCTTCGGCATAATCCGAAAGAGCTAAACG